TCTTCAGCCGGTACAAACATGCTGCAAGGGCGTCCCATGTTGGGATCGTAGTAAACCTTGCGGAAAGCGGAACCACCGAGCGGCAGAGAAAACAGCATTCGCTCTGTCTCTGAGCGATATTCGGTCATCTTCTCAGTCAGCAAATAGTTCAGATAGTCTTGAACACGGTTTGCTTGGTTTTCTTTCTCGTTGGTAATGGTACCAACGACAGAAGTTTTGACAGGGCCGCTGGCGGGGAACAACTCTTGTATCGCCTGTGACTGAAACTTAATCACAGACTCGGTGAGCAGCGGGTGAAACACCCCACAAGCACCATCCCACGGCGTTGTCCTGTCTTCGTGCTTCAGCCCTAGAAGATCTAAACCTTCAACGTAAGTGCGCTCCCAGTCAGACCGGCTTTCTTTGTCTGACTTGAAAGAGCCAATAAGGTCAGTGGCAATACCGTACAGTTCGCCCTCATCGATAAACTCAGCGAGGTTGGCATCGTGAGGAACTGCGCCCATAGGCAACATATCGGGATCGAAATCAATCAGCATCCCGCCATCTTCTGTTTCTATCGAAACAGCTTCAGGATTAACGATCTCTATCTCTAGGTCTGGCTCATCGCCGGTTCCCTGAGAAAAGATCGTGTCTGGCGTAGCCAGAGGGCGATCAATAGCCATCTATCCGTTCTTCGTGAACTTCTGAGTTCGAGCCGCACCAGAGCCACGGGCAACGGTGTTTCCTCCGTTCTTTCGATCCATCATGGTGCCGCCGCCATTAGCCATCATCTTAGGAGACATTCTGACACCATCCTTGGTCATCATGTTCATTGTCTTGCCACCACCCATCATCTTGCCTTTACCGTCTACAGTGAAGGAGGGCACCATCTCACCTGTCCTAGGATCTTTAGACATAGGCATTTTTGTGCTCTTGCCAGATGCCATCATCTTAGTGGACATCTTAGTCTTTTTGCCACCAGCCATGCCCATCTTGGTTCGTCTTCCGCCAGCCATGCCCATTTTAGTCTTCCTGCCGCCAGCCATACCCATTTTGGTCTTCTTGCCGCCTGCCATGCCCATTTTTGTTTTACGACCACCAGCCATACCCATCTTGGTTTTCTTGCCTTTGGCGTATCCTTTAGTCTTCTTCCTCATCATCTTCTCCTGCGTAGAGATTATCGAATACTTGATTCACGTCTAATGTGTAGTCCAGGTCGGACTTACTGTAATGAATGTGCTGGGATGGTCTGAAATCTGGGGCACCTTCGCCTGTCTCAAACCATGCCGGATGCGTCACTCTAACCCGATTGTTGGGCAAAGCAACGATGTTTCCTGTCCACGGCCCTGCATCCAAAAGCTCCATAACATGGCTCTGCTTGTGTTGTGCAGGGTCATCAGCTATCTCGTTGTCAGTGTAATCCACGGTGAAAAGATACTTCGCCGGATACATCTCACCATCAATCTTTGCCAGCCAAGGGCAAGGTGTACACCGATCAAGCACATACACGGAGTGCTCTCTGGAGCTACAATCCCAAGGCTGCGCTGCCCATGTCGGCATTGGTTCAGGCCACTCCTCTAGCGGAGTATCTGCTACCAAACCTGTAATCGGCATCCTTGCCCACATTGCGCCGCCATGAACATTTGGTTCATCGTCTTCATCGTAGGTCTCTGCCCCAGTGAATATCACTTGAAAGCTCAAGCTACGACACGGCATCGTCGTTACAGCGATTGCCATCGCATGTATGAACTCACCGTGATACTTGGTGTGGTTGTGTGTGTATTCCTTCCTAACCCAGCACTTAAAGTACGGGATATTGCTTTGCAAGAAAGCCATCAAGCAGCGTCCTTATAAAATGTCTTTTCCCACTCCTTGTGCCTACGAATAGGCTCTTTGAAGTAAGGCATGAATCTCGCCATATAAACCACAAAGTGATTTAGCCAACTCAGAGGCCAAGGCAACGGACGCATATAATCCAAAAACAAAACCACTCTATCGTCGTAGGTCATGTTCGCAGCCATATGTTCGTAGGTGTCATCAAACACCACTGCCTTTCCTTCTTGCCAGCGATACTCTTGCTGGTTAACCACAAGCACACAACCCTTTCCTTCTGTTGGCACCTGTAGCCCCAAGTGTATCCTAAGCACCCCACACCACGGGCCTTCATGTGGCATGAGCATCTTTCTCGGCCCGATCACTGAGAAGTATGCAGAAACTAAATTCTTCTCCGCATCGATAATATTCATCGTCTGCGGAAACTCTTCGCAGTTACGATCAAAGCGAACCTTGCCAGCTTTCAAGAAAAACATCTTCCACTTATCATCGTTGGAGATGTATGTCTGATCTGGGCTGATGGTCTGAAACGGCGCAAAGTCTTTGATGCGATCTTGCATCTTATCGAACTCTGCCTTGATCACATCATAGTTCTGTTCCAGAACAGCGGTCACTGGTAAGTCAGCGTTATCGAAAAACACCCTGTTCCCTAGTTTAGAAAACCTTCTGAACATCGGCCTGAAAGCTTTCTCTATGATCCAGCCGTTGACTTCGATCAATAGTAGTTCGCTTTTCTTGAGTAAAAGGGTTCGTCTTCTTCGTCAGAGCTTAGTTTTAGAAAGCCACCCTGACGGAATCTAAGTAGCGCCTGTGTCGATGAGTCCACAAGGTCATCGTGCTCGCCAGAAGGAAAAGCGGCGAACTCCTCGATCACTTCTTCAGCAAATCGAGTTCCAGGTGCCCACACAATGCCAGATGCAAACAAATCCGACACCGCATTAACACGACTGATCTTATCGTTACCCCTAGATGGGGTGTACTCGGCAACAGGTATACCCATCGCTCGTAGCTCGAAGATCAGCGGCGTACCGGCAGCTTTTGCCTCCACGATAGTGGCATCAGGTTGCCAGTCCAGATAAAACTCTTGGGCTGCTTTCTTGAGTTCTGGGAACTCCAAACGCTCTTTAAAAGCATCCAGTAAAATAATGTTTGGTTGGGTAACCCCCTCATCGTCGGGCCTGTAGAAAACGCCCCACGTTGTGCAAGCCGAATAGTCTGAGCGTTGTGTTTTTAAAAACGCCGTATCCCAAGACTGAATGATGAACTCACAGGGTGGTGGTCTTTCCTCTTGCCACTCCTGCCACCATTCCCGTTTGACCAGCGCACCCTCCTCGGAAGTGGGGTTCTGCTGATACTGGGCATTCCATTTCGGTGCCGGTAATTCATTACGAAGTGCGGTCAACTCCTCTAGCGACCAAAACTCCGGCCACAGGGCTTTGCCTGATGGCATGATGGCGGGAAACTCAATCACCTCCCACTCATCTACACCGGCACGCTGCACCGATGATTTTATAATCTGTCCTGTCAGATCTCGTTTGTGCCATCGGGTCATCACCACAATGATCGCACCACCAGGCTGTAAACGCTGACGTGGGCCTGATGTGTACCAATCATACACACGATCAAACACGCTAGGGTCTGCACTCTGGCCTTCCTGCTCAGAATGCGGGTCATCGATGATCAACAGATCGGCACCTTTACCAGTCACGGCACCACCAACACCAATAGCGAAGTATTCACCATTTTTGCTGGTGCTCCATCGACCAGCAGCCTTGCTATCAGATCGCAAACCCAAGCTGGGAAAGACTGACTTATAGTCATCGCTATCGACTAGGTTTCGCACCTTACGACCAAAACCCACAGATAACTCTGCGGTATGTGCCGTCTGAATAATCTTTTTCTCTGGGAACCGTCCTAGAAACCAAGCAGGCAACAGATACGAAGCAAACTCTGATTTGGTATGCCTCGGCGGCATGTTCACGATCAGTCGTTTTAACTCGCCATTAGCAACACGCTCGAATGCGCTTGCCATGATCTTGTGGTGCCGTCCCTCAATAAAAGCAGGCCAGACATACTTGGTGAACCCCATGAAACTGTCACGGGCAGCTTCTTTACGCTCCGCTTCTTCCAAAGATTCTAAAAGACCTAGGATCTCTTTTTGCTCTTCAATCGGAAGATTCGGTATGGATTTGAGAAGCTTAGGATCTATTTTTGACATAAAGCTATGAGGACGTACTCTTGAGAACGTTCGCTAAGAACGTAAACTGTTTCTTAGGCCACCGACCACCCCTAGGTGGCCTACGTCCGTAATCTCGAACGTCCTCTGTTAACTTTCGTCACGTTAGCACATTGAGTCTCTTGACAACGTATGTCAACAACTATCGCAAATTTTTTAAAAATTTTTTTCGCGTATGGGACTCCTGGCACACTTCCTGAGAAAAAAAGGGTCGTAGTACGTTGGTTTGCTAGTTTGCCCAGAATTTTGGGGGTCGTTTGTGTGGTTTACTATGTATATACAGCTAGGTACGCGCACGGCGTAGGGGGGGTGGCCCAGGGCCTGCCTTGAGCACGGCTCAGAAAAACAGGCTCCCCTTATGATAACCGTTATGGTTCGTGGTTCGTTGGATACAAACTGTTAGAGTTAGTGGAGCGGTTCGTTCGACTCTTCTACTTTCGCTAATCGTTTCTGAATTTCGGCAGCGACTTCTTCTGCTGTTCGCTCTGTTGTCACTTGCTCTACCTTGTCGCTAAACAGTGCTACCGTCCTACCAAGTAACTGCGCCGCAGTCAGTTGAGCTTGTGTCGGTTCATCTCCCGTTGTCGGATCAATGCCGTCTTCAGTCCAACGTCGAAGCTTGCCCACGACAAGTTCTCTGTCTGAGACCGCTTTGCGGGAAATAGCCCGATGCTTTTGCTCCGTAATCTGATCAACCCTTGCGGTAACCTTGGGGTTCTTCATTAACCGACTCGCCTCACTGTGAACCGTCGAATCCTTGCCACTGCTGTTAAATGCTTGGCGATACGCTGCCGACTGATCATTGCCCCCAGCGATTAACTGCGCGAAGTGCTCTTGCTTTGGTGTGAGTTTGTCCGCCATAGCCGACTCCTGATCAAAACGCCATTGTCATTTGCCTATATAGGTGCATCAAACCCACGCACCACATACCATAGCCTTTATCAATCAATAAGCCTGTT